CCAGATTTGATGGTTAAGTGGAATGCATGTGATAATTTAAGAAGAATTTTAGGTATTAAGTGCATGTCAGTGGCACTTTTTGCTAGCATGATTATACATGTTTTTAAACAACTTGGATTTGTTTCAAGTGAGTCACATCCAAAATTGCAATCTTTCGATCCAGGTTCAACAGTTTCAATTATAATCACATTGGTATTAACAATGCTTTATAGAAATCATCCAAAAGCATCTACAGTTGAGGTACTTGTAAACTCATGTAAGGATTTGCCACTCGCATCACGAGGTGTAGGACTTTTAGAAGAAGTAGTTAAACGTATTTGTTGCTTTGTTCAAGGAAAGGAAAATCTCGAAGATATGATTCCAAACAAGATGGCGAAAATTGAAGAACAAGTTCGTATTTTTAGTTCCAAAGAAGGTATTGCACGGGCAACAACAGAAGAGAAAGCCTTTGTTGAAATTTGTAAACTCCGTTTTGAAGTTGTTAATCTTGCAGCTGTGATAGATTCAAAATCAATTTATTATCAGAAATTTTTAGTTTTAAAAGCTCACGTAAATAGTATCTATACCCTTGCTCAACGGTCACCTGTGGCTGGTTGTGGTAGGCGTAAAAGGCCAGTTGTATTCCATGTTTGGGGAGATGCTGGTATCGGAAAATCACGTATTATAAAATTAATTTCAGCAGACACAATTTCAACAATTTTGACCTTAGATGGATTTGATGAAGAAGAATTGGATGGCGCTCTTGATGAGTATGATCAATATGTATATTATCGTCCTGTTGGTGTACAATATGAACAGAATTTTGTTTCTAACAGAGCAAAGATTTATGTTTGTGATGATGCCAATCAGGTTGATGCGAAACATTTGCAGCATGGAACACCATTTCCACAGGCACTCATTCATTTGAATAACGAACACGATCATATGTTACCGGTAGCAGAGATAGAAATGAAATCACAAGCTCTATTTAAGTCAGCTCTAATCATAGCTACAGATAATAAACAAGCACCAGATTTATCGTATTTGCAAAGCCCTGAGGCTTATTTCCGTCGTATTGATTTCTCATATAAAATGGTTTTGAAAAAAGAATTTGCAAAGAAAATTAAGGGTATTAATGTAGTCGATGTAAGTACGCTCAATTTAACAGAACCGAATGAACACATTTATGAATTTCACAGTGGAGAACAGGTTTATACATATCAAGAAGTTGTTGCTTTGCTTCGCAATGAATTGAAAGATGTTCATAAAAGATACATGGATGAGTCAATAGTTTTTAAAAGACGTGCACAACGTACACGACAAGACATGAAGGGTATTGAAGAAACACCAGCATACATTGCAGATCTTATACCTAATAAGGAGCGACCCAGCAGAGAAGAGGTGACAGAAGTAAATTTCATCAAACGTGCTCGTTTAAGTATTCCAACAAGACCAGTACCATCACCACCCACGGATTTACCAAGTACATCGGGAGAGAACATTGCGAAACTTGAAACATCTTTCTCTCTACCAACTTTTTCTTATTTCAGTGTAGAGAAACCTGACCGACATAGTGTTTTTAGAAATTTTATGTTGTTATACGTTTTTCGCTTTCTGCCACTCACGTGGTCAGAACGTTGCAATAATTTCCTTTTTGGACGATCAAAAGAAGAGAAAAGGCGTAGAAATATAGTTCTTGGAACTGCTGCATTTTTGTTAGCAGCTTTTTCCGCCTATAAAGTTTACAAGAGCTATTTTCCGAGTGGGAAACAAAAAGAGAAGAAAAGTGTGAATGTTACGAAGATTGCTGCTTTAGAAAAGAAAAAGGAGGAATTGGAGAAAGAGATCGCGGAAGAAAAAGAAGGTGAAACACAACATTATAACGATGGTCAACCAAAATCAGTTAAACAGAAAGATAAACAACCTTCAGATTCAAAAGTTGTTGTTGTTCCAATTTTCAAAACACAACTTAAAACCTTTGATACGGATAAATTTGATATTAGGGAATTTGTACATTCAGGAGACGCACAACTCGCATGTCCATTATCTTATGTGACGGAAAAGAAAGTTTTGCAAAATATGTATATCATGATTCTTGAATTCAAACGTGATGACCGTCTTCAATACGGCATGCTAAGAGGAACTTTCCTAAATGCACGCACACTGATAACAAATAGACATTTCTTCTCCATCACTAGTGAAGAATACTCGACTGCTACAGTTTCGTTGTTTAATACTTTTAGAGAATTCGTGAGAATCCCAACATCACGATTAGACGTAATGTCATTTGCACATGAGGGTGAGAAAGAAAGCTTGTATTATGATCTAATAGCAATTAAATTTCCAGATTCAGTTAAATGTCACATCGATCTAACTTTAAGAGCTCCAAATGTATCAAATTTCATTAAAATGGCAGATATGGATAAATTATTGAATCAGGAGGCAACCATGGTAGCATTATGTGAAACGATAGAATTCGAGAAAATTAAAGGAATTGATTCAGTTGCAAAGAATCCCATGATCACACTTATAGCAGAGAAACAAAGGATAAGAATAAAATCAATAAACAAAGAGCCTTTGGTGGCTACGGATCCAAACGGACAAGCATTATTCACATGGAAAACAGTATCATACGAGGCGCAGACATTGCCTGGATCTTGTGGAAGTATTTTAATATCTAATTCTTCAAATGAATCAGGAAAGATCATTGGGATTCATATGGCAGGTTATTGTGTAACAGATGATGCTTTTGGTCAACTTATAACTGCAGAAATGATTCAGGCATTGCAACCATATTGTCAGATGATGTATAAACCAGGAAGAATTGTGTCAATTTTATCAGATGAATTCCCGGTGATTGATACCATCCCGCGTTCTCTTTTTATGCCTTCAGAGACAAAATTGAGACATTCTATATGTCATGGAGAGATTTTCGAAACATCAAAAGCACCAGCAAAATTAAGGTATAAGAAAGATGAAGAACATGGAGCAGTGATTGCAATGAGAAAATATCTTAACCCAAGTTATTTTCTTTCTGATGAAGATATTGCAGTATGTGGAGCATATTTATACCATCATTTTAAACCCAAGAG